TCCCGTATTTCCAGTATCTCCAGATGGTCCCGTATTTCCAGTATCTCCAGATGGTCCCGTATTTCCAGTATCTCCAGATGGTCCTGTGTTTCCAGTATCTCCGGTTGGTCCAGTATCGCCCGTGTTTCCAGTATCACCGGTTGGTCCCGTGTTTCCAGTATCACCGGTTGGTCCCGTATTTCCAGTATCTCCGGTTGGTCCCGTATTTCCAGTATCTCCGGTTGGTCCAGTATCACCGGTTGGTCCCGTATTTCCAGTATCACCGGTTGGTCCAGTATCGCCCGTATTTCCAGTATCACCGGTTGGTCCAGTATCGCCCGTATTTCCAGTATCACCGGTTGGTCCCGTATCGCCCGTATTTCCAGTATCACCGGTTGGTCCAGTATCACCAGATGGTCCCGTATTTCCAGTATCACCAGATGGTCCCGTATTTCCAGTATCACCAGATGGTCCCGTATTTCCAGTATCACCAGATGGTCCCGTATTTCCAGTATTACCAGATGGTCCCGTATTTCCAGTATTACCAGATGGTCCCGTATTTCCAGTATCACCAGATGGTCCCGTATTTCCAGTATCACCAGATGGTCCCGTATTTCCAGTATCTCCCGTTGGTCCCGTATTTCCAGTATCACCAGATGGTCCCGTATTTCCAGTATCACCCGTTGGTCCTGTATCTCCGGTTGGTCCCGTATTTCCTGTATCTCCAGTTGGTCCCGTATTTCCTGTATCTCCAGTTGGTCCCGTATTTCCTGTATCTCCAGTTGGTCCCGTATTTCCTGTATCTCCGGTTGGTCCTGTGTTTCCTGTATCACCAGATGGTCCTGTGTTTCCTGTATCACCAGACGGTCCTGTGTTTCCTGTATCACCGGTTGGTCCTGTGTTTCCTGTATCTCCGGTTGGTCCTGTGTTTCCTGTATCACCAGATGGTCCTGTGTTTCCTGTATCACCAGATGGTCCCGTATTTCCTGTATCACCAGATGGTCCCGTATTTCCTGTATCACCAGATGGTCCCGTATTTCCTGTATCACCGGTTGGTCCTGTGTTTCCTGTATCTCCGGTTGGTCCAGTATCGCCCGTATTTCCAGTATCACCAGATGGTCCCGTGTTTCCAGTATCTCCAGTTGGTCCCGTATTTCCTGTATCACCGGTTGGTCCCGTATCTCCTGTATTACCTGTATTTCCGGTATCACCGGTTGGTCCAGTATCTCCTGTGTTTCCTGTATCACCGGTTGGTCCAGTATCTCCTGTGTTTCCCGTATCACCGGTTGGTCCGGTATCACCTGTGTTTCCCGTATCACCGGTTGGTCCGGTATCACCTGTGTTTCCTGTATCACCGGTTGGTCCGGTATCACCTGTATTTCCGGTATCACCCGTATTTCCTGTATCACCGGTTGGTCCTGTATCACCCGTATTTCCTGTATCACCCGTGTTTCCCGTTGGACCCGTGTTTCCCGTTGGACCCGTGTTTCCCGTTGGACCCGTGTTTCCGGTATCACCCGTTGAATATGTAGTTAAAATAGAAATGACACGTGATATATTCATATCATTATCACCATTTGACATTATTGTATTCAGCGGGTTTATAGGTTCTAAATACAAAAAATCATACGTGTCTATATTGGACATTTATATACTATGCAACTATTTTACATACCTGTATTTTTTTACTCTTTTCTTTTTTTCATATTTTTCTTTTTTTCTTTTTTTCATATTTTTCATATTTTTCATATTTTTCATATTTTTATTTTTGGTAAAAATTCACTTGCCATAAAATAGCATTTTCAAATGTATATTGTTCTAAAAAATTGTTTTTTTATAAAAACCATAAATAATTGGTTTTTGATAATTAATCGGTTTTAAATATTTAGTATTATCTTTATTACATTTTAAATGATGATTTGGAATAATACAATCCTTTTTAGGTTGATTTTTTTGGAATAATGGTGTTTTATAAATGCTTTGTTTTGTGCAATCAATAAATAAATTTTTATTTATTGTTATATTGTATTTTTTTCGTATTTCACTTCCAGGGCATAATAAATGAAAACTATTCAAAGAACAATCGCTTGATTTTATTTCACAACCAAAAAATCTTATATGACCATCTTGAATTAATTGATTGTATGTTATTACAGTATTTACTTTTTCTTGTGTTCCGTAATAAAATTTTTTATTTTGTAAATATTCGTTTGAACTTAACTGTGAAAAAACAGGTTTTGAAACAAACGCCGATTGTTTTTTACTACTTATGTAATCACTTTGAGACATTTTTATACTATATTAGGAGTTTATTCTTATAAACATATCATATATAATTTAGGTTCATTATCTTTCTAAAGAATGCATGTATATATATAAACATCCAACAAAAATATCATTTTCTTTTTTTATTTGTCTAAAAATTGTTATATTCATATAAATTATAGATTCATAAAATGGACTTAAAGAATATGTTCTATTATGTTGGGTTTAATGGACCTTATATTCTCGCGTTTTTTAATATATTAGTTATGATTAAATCATGGCAATATTTAATTCCATACGTCATTTCGTTATATCTCAATAAAGTAATCAACCATTATTTAAAAACGACAATTAAAGAACCCAGACCAGATGAAAAATACAAGGTAAGAACATCATTTGACCGTGGGCATCCAGACGGAAGCAAAAGTTATGGAATGCCTTCCGGTCATTCTCAATTGATCTTTTTCACGATTTTTTACACGTGGTTTGTCTCTAAAAACAAAGATGTTTTTATGTTAGAACTCTTTTTTTCATTAATCACTCTTTATCAGAGATGGAAATTTAAACGTCATACTATTTTGCAATTATTCGCCGGGTTTCTTGTCGGTCTTCTTCTTGCTTACTTTGTTTATTTTATAACGAAAAAAATATTAGAAAAAAAAATATTTTTTCGAAGTGTTTAATATCTATGTGTCTATTTGTCCCCATATATGGTTTCATACAAAACAATCATATTTTGTATGAAAATAAATCACCTAACTTGAAACCAATCTATATTTTATTTCACCACATTTTTTTGATACAATTGTTCACAAACCAACGAAAAAGACCAATTTGATCCATTTAAATCAACTAAATCGCCTTTGTCGTTTAATAATGAAACAGTCATTCTTCGAATATTTACAGGACCAAAATACACCCGATTTTGATTTTGTAATGGTCCACTACTATCTGTTATTGTTGCACCACTTGTTGCGCCAGTCGTTTTTATTGGGATTAATGCAAATAAATCTTGTATATAAGGCCCTTTTGAATAACTCACTGTGTTTGTTTGTTGTAATTGTTTTGCATCTAATATTTGTTGAGCTGCATAAACTTGATTATTTGTCAACTTATTTTCCCCTTTTATATAAATATTGTTTATTTGAACTTTTTTGGTTGCGGGATTACAAACAGCATATTGATTTGTTATATAATTAGGTAGATCATTCACTTGATTATTTACAACCATTTTATAAGTGCTGTCATATACATTTGTGTAATCATTCCCGATTGTTATCAATCCATCATTCAAATGACTTTGTGTATAATCATCCAATTTTAATAAAAAATAATTATAAATATTGTTTGTAAATGTTGTATCTGCATTCATTCTTCTTCCCACCGCATATGGTGCTGATATACTATATCCAGTTTGTTCATCTAATGAATAAACCAATTGTTTTCGAAATCCTAAAAACCAGCCTAATGTATCATTCCACGAGACGTTTTGCAAATTCGTTATTCGATTCGTGCACTTTACAAAACTATAAATATCATAAAACACCATATTATAATCATCCGCTGTATATGCACGATTTATATTAATTTCAAACTGGGTGTTGTTGTTATTATTCAGTATTATTTTACTTCTGTTCAAATATTTATTTGTTGAAACATTTGTATTTATTAGATTATACAATTGTTTTCTTGTATATGAACCTTCCAAAATTTGAATCGTCATATCATTGTAACTATTATCAAGTGGTTTAATTCCCGCCTTTGAAGAAAAGGTAATGCTGCTACTTTTTAATGGCATTGGAGTATCTATTACACCACTGGTTGATACGGTAGCATACGAAACATCCTTTAAATTATAAGACGATTCTATTCCTAAATAATTATGCCAAGTGTTTGATATATCCCTAAATTCCACTTTAAAATCGGTTGAATCCAGTATTTTTTTAATGTTTAGTGTCAATCTTTGTGTAGCTCCATTTTTATCATCATCTATCAATGGTTCTGTCATGGTTGATTCACTAAATATTTTTCGATCATCTAGATCTTTATAATTTAATAACCTGTCGTTAACATGGGCGGTAAATGATATTGGATTGTCACTCTCAACGAGTTGTGTATCTTGATCGTCTGGTTTTGTCCAAGATACATTTAAATATTGGGGCATTATTGTTGATTCGCTTATTTTTTTCGTGGCACAAGATAAAATAATCAGATCTTCATTATCAATCAAATTTTGAATATCATCCAATTTTTCTATGCTAATATGATATTCGAAAATGTTGATATTTGAAAGATCAATGTAGTTTGAAGTCATTACCGTCTTGGTGTTTATATTTCCAGAAATATCAGTTATACTATGAAACCCATTTTTTATTTTAACGTTTTCTAAAGTATTTTCTTCCAACTGCAAATCATCGATATGTCGTAAAAATAACATATCGTATGTGGATGCTATATTATCAATCGTTTGGAATGGCACTTGTATCTTTGAATTGATATCTGGACTGGTGTTTTCTATATAAAAGTCTGAAATGGCATAAAGATACAAATTACATGTGCAAGTTCCATAGGTCAAACATATATTGTATTTTGGGTTTTCATCTGTTGGATATAGTCCATCAAAAGATCCAACTTTGTTCAATGGTGTTTGTGTAAGATTTTGTAATGGATAAAGTGCATTATGTACCACCGTTTTATTTTGAGTGCTTGGTTTTAAATATTGGAAAAAATTAATGTAACTATTTTGTATTGAAAAAATAGGCATGTATTTATCCTTTGTTGAAACTATGCGGATTTCTGCGTCAGTTAAACGCTGTTTACCACCCAAATATCTATCGGAAGATAATTCAAGGTCGCCAATTATAATTATTTCATTTGATGAAGCATTAACAAACGATTTGTCTATTGTAGAATAAAATATATTTTGATAATCGTCAATCGTAAAAATAACGTTATTTACTGGATAAATTTTTTGTGTATACATATATTTGATTTTGCTGATATTTAATGTCCATTTATTTGAATTTTTCATAAATTCAATAATATCGTTTGGTACTACTGGTACGTTATTAATATCATCAAATAAATAATCAAAAAAGGTTTCTTCTTTCTTAACACATATACTAATTTTGTCATAACTATTATCGTAGTTAAAATTAATACTCATACCGTCATTTTCATTTTCTGGTATAATAATAAAAATTGCACTTTCGTTTGCTTCAAAAATCATTGTATCTTGGTTTGGTTCTTGGTTTGGTTTTTGGTTTGGTATTTGTGAAATCACATACTTTGTTGAATATGGTTCTATTTTTTTATAAACAACCGTATCGGTAGATGTATCGATTTGTAAATTAATATTTATGTTTGATATATCTATTTGAATGCCACATGAGTTAACTGGCGGGGGTATACTTTGTGGAAAATAAATTTCATCATTATCTGCATTTACCAAATAAACAGTGGGATTTAAATCGTAATTCGCTTGCTTACTATATTGGTTCTCTAAAATATTATGATCAATATTGTCGATTGTTACTATTTTAGTAACAACGGTCAATGTGTCATCTTCAAATTCATATCCAGAAAAATCGAGGTTTCCATCAATATTAAAATTTGTCATATTAAATTTACTGTGTGGATTGCCATAAATCACCACATTTCCGATTAGAGATATATTTCCAGTTATTTGACTGGTTGAGGGAGTTGAGGGTGGCGATGAAATGTTGAAAAATCCAGTAGTATTTACTGTTCTTGAAAGTTCTTTCAATGGAATGACATTGCCGTATATTGTATTTGATTTTGATATGTCCAAATAATAGTTATCTTTCGATAATTCCATGTACGCATTAAAATGGATATTTATTCCATTTTCTAAATCATAAAACGATTTTGAAAAAACGGTGTTTCCATTATATTCCACTTTTTTTAAAGAGCTTATTATTCGCTTCATATACTTATCTAAATCTACATTTTCATTTAAAGGTAATTCCAGTGTGGATATAAATGATAAATCATAATAATGTGATTCGCATGTTAATACCATGTATGGTTGGACAGTGAATATAAAGTTGGGGCTTGGTATCCTTTTTTCTGATTTTAAAAAACTAAAGTCGGAAGAAAGAATCTCTGTATTTTTAAAACAAAATGCACTATTATCACCAGTCCATATATTACCAATTACTGGATCCTCCTTAAAAGACACATATGTTTTTAAATTGTAATCATTTTTATTTGTCTTTCGATCCAATACAATATGTAGTTTATAGGGATTAAAAGATTGTCGTACGTTATTATCATTTGTAATGATGTATGTATCTTGAGTTATATAAGAATGTTCATTATTTAATCGTGGATGATTACGTAAATTCTCATTTATTTTTATAATTAAATCACTAATTTTACAATTTTGTGAGTTAAACAAGCTATTATCTGCATTATAAAGGGTAACATCGAATTCATTTACCCTTTCATCGTTGTCCAAATATTTTTGATAAATTGTGAAATAATTATTGTTGTTAGTAATCGTGTAAAATTCACTTGAAGGTTTGAATGTTAATAAAGTATTTGATTGAATACAACCAATCGAATATGATGTTTTTACATAACCAAGAAAAGTGGCAAGAGATAAATCGGAAAATATTATTTGATAATTTGTTTCGTTAAATAAATTCATTATATCCACATTTGCGGTCATTGTTCCGGATATGCTATCAAAAGAAAAACTGGTTGTTCCAAAACTCACCTCTTTATTTTCATTCACTAAATTAGAAATACTGCTATTTAAATAAGTTATAATACTCTTTGAATCATAATTTCCATAAGGAATGTTTATTTTATAATCATAGTTACCATTGTCTATTCCGGGAGATTTTCCCTTTAAAAATATAAAATTTGATCCATAATTATTTGCAATTGAATACCACGTGTATGGAATATTAATTGAATACAAACTTAACGACAATACATCACGCAATGGTTCTGATAAATTGAACGTGAATGATGTTGTTATTGGATCTGTGCTTACACTTCTGTATTGACTGTCAATACTAACAGTTCGTTTGATTGTTTCTTTTAAAATAGGATTTATATAATCTTTGGTGTATTGAATGTTTGAGGTGAGACTCACTTTTTTATCGTTTGGTTTGTCATCTGTTTTTGTGACTTCCTTTTTTGTTTCACTATTTGCATTTGTGTTTGAATTTTGTTCAAATCCTTCTGTTAAATCATCTAAAACCGGTTGATTTTGTTCTGGATATTTTTGCATTTTTTTTTTTGGAGACGGGTTTTCTTCGTTTTCTTCTTCGTTTTCTTCTTCATTTTCTTCTTCATTTTCTTCGTCGTTTTCTTCTTCGTTTTCTTCGTCGCTTTCATTAAAAAAACGATTGTAAATATCAATAAAAAAATGATGCAATTTTTGACCATCATTCGTTTGTATCTTTTTATATTGTTGAATCAATTGTATTATTTTTGCTTCTAACATTCGTTCAGACGGATTTTGTAAATCTAACAAATGATACAATTCTTCATCTGTATATTCGTCAATATTATACACTTCTTTTTTCATTTACTTTTTCTATATAGTTCATATTGTATTTTTTTCTATTTGATTTTTCTATTTTCTATTTGATTTTTCTATTTTCTATTTGATTTTTCTATTTTCTATTTTTAAGATTCATCAATTTGATTCCATTCTTTTTTGAAACATTTTCAACAATTCTTTTTCAATATCAATTATTGGTTTTGCTTTTTCCAACATGATTAGTGGGAACGCTTTTAAACCATTACCTCGTTTCATATGAAAATTGCCGGTAAAACAAACTATATCAAATGCTTTTATTAAAATCATTTCCTCTTCTGTCATTTCATTTCGATCAATACGGTGTTCTCCTATATATATATATCGATTGTAATTTCCATTTTTATATACCATCAAACGATGTAATTCTTTTTTTTTCTTTTTTTTTGTATTGTCTCTCGTTGTTTCTCTCGTTGCTTCTGTCGTTGTTTCTCTCGTTGTTTCTGTCGTTGTTTCTCTCGTTGTTTCTCTCGTTGTTTCTCTCGTTGTTTCTGTCGTTGTTTCTCTCGTTGCTTCTCTCGTTGCTTCTCTCGTTGTTTCTGGGTTTTCTTTTTTATTTTGAGACAACGATGCTGTTGGTATTGATGGTATAAAGGATGGTTTTTTCTTATTTACAATAATACCAGAAACACAAATAAAAGGACTATTTTCAACCATTCCGATTCCCATTATTTTATTCATGTCATTATTCAATTCCAAAACAAATAAAATTGTCTGTTCTGAAATCGATGAATTATTGAGTTGAGGAGAACCATAAACACAACCTTTCCAATTGTTTTCTTCACGAAACTTCCTATTTTCATTTGCCGTTTCTGTGTTGAAACGAGATGTCATTATTTTGTAATGCATTTTAGTTTGGTTTCGTGTGTTTTGGTTTCGTGTGTTTTGGTTTCGTGTGTTTTGGTTTCGTGTGTTTTGGTTGCCATCATACATCATGTGTTCTTAAGAATCAATTTTTTTCATATTTTTATAATATTCATAAATATATATATATATGGATTATACAAAATATATGGACTTTGAAACAAAACGAAATCATGAATCGAGTCAAGAATGTTATGAACTTTTTTCAAATATTCTTCCACTAAAACACAATAAAGAAAATATGAATAAAGTCATTCATTTGGATTCCTTTTTTGAATCACCACAATTACAAGATCATTTACAAACACCAGAATATAATACAAATACAATACAACCAACTCAATATTCGATTCAACCACCCCCCGAAAATACAGATTTTGAATTTTCAATTGATGAAATGCAAGAATACATATTTAGTAATAGTCCAATAAGTCTTTCTCCCAATAGTTCCGATACAGAAACAGAACCAATCAAACAATTTGTTCGACAAAAAAATATCGATATAAAACCAGATGGCAATCATAAAAGACATCTCGCCGGTATACCCAACAAACCTACTCGAAAAATCAAGAAACACTTATTTGAAAATTTTGAAAAATCTGAAAAGTCTGAAAACAGTTTCATTCGAAATCAACCAAAAGAACACGACGGCTACACAGCCAATTCGTACCCCCCTAAAAAGAGAACGTCCGCTGCTTCTAAACCCATTTATAATAATAATTTAATTATAAAGGATTTTTCTAGTCCCGATGAAAAAATGAACCGTTTTTTACAATCAACCGTAGATTCATCTCTTGTTTTAAATACAGATCATTCAAATGATGATATCGAATGCACAACCACACCAGAAAAAATGGAAGACAATGATTTTGATTCATCCTCTAGTTCTCAAAACAAAATGCGAAAATATAAGAAATTAACATATGAAGATGTTGAAAAAACGATCCAAAAATATTACGCACATGATAAATTATCGAACGAATTTGATATTTTGTTGACGTATATTCGAGGTAAAAAACATTTATATATTCAATCCAAAAATTTAATACAAACCTATTTGACAATGGTGAATATTCTCATCATTGTTTTGACTGCTAGTGTTGCGGTAATATCTCCTATATTATACGATTATCAATGGTCTAGTTATATTATCACAGGGATTAATTCCCTTATCACGTTATTATTTGGATTGTACAATTATTTGAAATTAGAATCGACTGTTGATAATTTTTCCAATATTTCCAATCAATACAATAATTTAGAAACCACGATTGAAATGACGAGTAATAAATTATATTTCATTCAAGATGAAAACGACAAAAATAAAATTATTATTGAAAAGATCGAATATTTAGAAGAAAAATTAAAGGATATAAATGACAATTTCACCATGATTGTTCCCGAATTAGTAAAACAGATTTTTCCCGTTATTTCTCATATTAATGTCTTCATGTTTATTAAAAAAATCGAATCTTATAAATATAAACTCATAATGGATTTATGTAATATTAAAAATGAAATTCGTTATATTTCTTATAAATATAATTTAAATCAATCTTTGTTGGTTAAAATTGGCAATGAAATTGGCAATGGGAATGACAACATCACATCACCCAACAAAACATTAAATTGTTCTTTTTCAAATGAGAACACCGATTTTGTGTTGCGTTATTGTAATCACGTCAAAAAAGATTCAATGAATACAGAACTTATTCGTATTCAAAAACGATTGCAATTTTTATTACAAATGAAAACCACCATCAAAGACAAGATTTATCATTATAAAAATACATATGGTTGTATTGATGAAATATTTAATGAAGAAATTACGAATGCAGAACACATTTCTTATTGGTATTATGTATATTTCAATTTTGGACAAAATCAAAAGAACAAACATGAACAATATCAAAAATACACTCGTGATAACCCCGTGATTCAGGATATATTGAAAAATACATTGTATCATTTTCGTGGGTGATTTGGTGTTGTTTTTGTTTATTTTTATATGAAATAGTGATAAAATTGATAAAATTTATAGTTGAAAATAAAATAGATATATATAATTTTATCATACAATGAAAGAACAAAATTTCATTACGAATGCAAAATTAAAACATGGTGAAAAATATGATTATTCAAAAACAATATTTACGTCAGCAAAAGAAAAAATAATAATAATATGTGTTTTACATGGTGAATTTTTACAAAGACCGTCTGACCACATATCTGGTAATGGTTGCCAATCTTGTGGTATTGAATCAAGAAAACAAAAACGAACTAAAACAACAAAACAATTTATTGCGGATGCAAAATTAAAACATGGTGAAACATATGATTATTCAAAAGTTGATTATGTAAACTCAAAAGAAAAAATAATTATTATTTGCAAAAAACATGGTGAATACAAACAATTACAAACAGTTCATTTAAGAGGATCCGGTTGTAAAAAATGTTCAACTGAATATACTCATTTGCTTCAAAAAAGTAATACTGTTGATTTTATACAAAAAGCAAAAATAATTCATGGTGAAACATACGATTATTCAAAAGTTGATTATGTAAACGCAAAAGAAAAAATTATTATTATTTGCAAAATACACGGTGAGTTCAAACAATCACCAAATGCATTTTTAGCTGGTCATGTATGTAGCAAATGTTCTGGTACATATCATTACACTTCTGAAGAATGGATTAAAAAAGCAAGAGAAATTCATGGTGAAACATACGATTATTCAAAAGTTGATTATATAAACTGTGAAACATACATTAAAATTATATGTAAAAAACATGGTGAATTTGTACAAAGGCCTTCAACCCATTTAAAAGGTTGTGGTTGTATAAAATGTTCTAATACGTATAATTACACTTCTGAAGAATGGATTAAAAAAGCAAGAGAAATTCATGGTGAAACATACGATTATTCAAAAGTTGATTATATAAATAAATATACGAACGTTAAAATTATATGTAAAGAACATGGATATTTTTACCAAATACCTAGAGTACATTTATATGGTTGGGGTTGTAGTAAATGTTCTAGTAAACATCAATATACAACTGAAGAATGGATTAAAAAAGCAAAAATAATTCATGGTGAAACATACGATTATTCAAAAGTTAATTATGTAAACGCAAAAGAAAAAATCATTATTATTTGCAAAATACATGGTGAATTCGTAAAAAAACCAACAGAACATATAGGGTCATTTCAAACAGGATGTCCAACGTGTTCATTTTCACATTATTCTAAAAACAGTATAGTATATTTGAAATTTATATCAAAATACTATGGTCTAAATATTCAACATGCAGAAAATATAATGGAGTATAAAATACCAACAACAAAATATAGTGCTGACGGATATTGTCAAGAAACAAACACTATATATGAATTTCACGGTGATTACTGGCATGGAAATCCAATAATACATTTAGAAAACACCATAAATAAAACAAACAAAAAATCGTTCGGTTTTTTATATAAAAAAACATTGGAACGAGAAGAAGTTATTAAAAATTTAGGATATAATTTAATTGTTATGTGGGAATATGATTGGAATAAAATAAATATGTCTATTAAAGCTTTACAAAAAAAGTTTCGAAATATGTACAAATAAAATTTATTAATAAATATTTCATCATGTTTATTTAATGTCTAACGTACCGTTATTTTTCATATAAAACATTTATATTTTATATGAAATTCGAAAAGTTATCTCCCTTTTTTATTTAGATAAAAGCAAAATCACACATTGAAAATGAGAACACGGATTATTCAAAACAATCACGATGTTTGTTATAATCCCATGATCCCGGAAATGGTCCATCATCTAATTCTGTTTCATGATTTATTTTTTCGGTGGGTTCGATTGGTTCTCTTTTATTATGAAATATATCTAATAATGCATATGTATCACGATACATTCGTGATGATTTTGACCAATTATGCCTTAGTATTTTTCCAATCGGTGTATTTAGAACATCTGGACGATAGATATAGAATTGATCTTTTTTTTGATGCACTGCTTTAGATATATAATATTGATCATATGGCCAACTATGGTGATGTCTTGGTTCTCTTTTTACTTCCTCTATAATTTCTTTGTACATTTGTTTGATAAAATTATTGTTTTTAATTATAAATGAACCACTGTTAATAAATGTATTTTGTTTTTCATACGGATCTCTTGAAAATGCACCATGAATGTTCTCTTTTTCATTTAACAAAATAATTAGATCATGCAATTCATGCGGGTTTTGTATCCATGCATCCGAATCTATAAAAACAATCATGTCATATTTTGTTTGGTTTGTTTTTATGTTGGTTGATTTTTCTTCGATTTTAATATTTGTCAGAACGTTCTCTTTTTCCTTTCCAATAAAGGGTGATAAATCATTCCATTGATCTTGTGTTTGTTGGTAATGTTGATTAGATATTATTTTTGTTTGATTTATTTCAATGTTTGTTTCTTTTGTGTGTGTTTCTACTAAGGTGCTTGTGATGTTGGTTTGTTCATAAATTGCGTCGTTTAAAATTGTTTCCATTATATAAATTTTATTGGTGGCTGGATGTATTTCTTTCACCGGAAAATGATTCATATCTAAAAATAAATAATTATAATGAAAACCTTTGAAATATACGTTTTCACTCATGAATTTAGTCATGTATAAATTTACTTTCTTTGTCAAATATAAATAATCCATCTTTGGCCGGTTGTCTGTTTGAATCACTAAAATATTCATTTACTTATTATTATTCTTTTTTTTGTGTTGTTTTTTTTGTGTTGTTTTTTTGTGTTGTTTTTTTGTGTTGTTTTTTTGTGTTGTTTTTTTGTGTTG